AAAACTTATGGTAGAACTAGAACTAGCAGTTTGTGTAGAGATAAGATTTAATGATCCCCCACCGACACCACTGGGTAGGCTTGTGATCGCTGACATAGAGTTATTGTTGCACACATTAATTGACATCTGGTGCTCCTAGCTTACTTTTCTACCATACAAAGAAATTTTGCCTGATTCTATATTTCCTGAACTAAAAAAAACTTTTATATTATTAATTGCTGTTGTTACATTGGTTGAACCAGAAATTTTAACATCGTTAAGATGAGAATCACTTGCGTTCACACTCATGTGTCCATTAACCAAAGTTCCTATATCTGTTGTTCCACTCTGTTTCATGGGGTCAAAAATTTTTACAACACCCGATACACCTTCCAATGAGTTACCTCCAACACCAGAACTTGAACTTAATTCAATTTGACCACTAGTACCTGCTTGACTATTTTTATCTAGTCCATAACTATTTCTAGCGTGTTGTACTCTCCTATAACTACTTAAATAATTTGAACCATTATCTACGCTTAAATGTATCCTGAAACTTACATTATCAGTTACTGGTTTAACTCCTGATACAACTATCATGTAATCTAAATATGTTGTTGTAATGTAACTGCTATCAAAAGTTACATTTGCTGAATCACTTGCTGTTGTTGTAAGTAAATGTTCAAAAGCACCGCCACCTTTAATTAATGAGTAATCAATTCTTTTTAATGTACCTGCATCTGATACTAAAAATTCGTCTGTATCATCAGGAGCACTTGTTAATGCAGTAGTCCCTGAAATAATATCGTTATTTAATTTAGCTGCTGTTACTGCATTAGCTTGTATACTTGCAGTTTTTACCGTGTCGTCAGAGGGCTGGCCAATGTCGAGCACATTACCTAATATTTGAACAAAGTCGATAACGTCCCCTGTCGCCAGATTCGAGGCGAAGGTCATGGTAGACCCTGATATGGTAAAGGATGATCCTGGTTTTTGTAGGATACCATTTAGACTGACCAGCATATGATTAGCAGATTCTGGCGTAACATTTACACCTCCTACTTGTAGGGTGTAAGCTGCCTGTCCGTTTACGACTGATATCGCATCACAAACTTGAAAATTTCCAACGGTTGGAATTGCTCCTATATAAGACATGGTTCTCCTTTTTGTTTATCTATCATATTAAGTGATTCCATACAAGGTTATTGTTCCAGCATCTATATTACCTGAACTCATTTTAAATTGTACTGCATCAATGGCACTTGTTGTATTTCCATAACCTGCAGTGAAAAAATTAATATTGTATATTCCATAAGTTGCACCACCATCTATACAAGATGAAGTTTGTGCTAAAAAATGTTTAACAAAAGTAGTTGAGCTAGGATTGAATAAGTGTAAACTACCACTAATACCACTATCACTAGCATTATCAGTTTCGTATGCAATAGATTGAAAACCAGTTCCTTGTGCTAAATCTTCTCCAGTATGATATGAAAAATTTGTATCATTACCAGCTTCATTATGAAAAGCTCTAAATGCTGTTGTAGTCTTTGTGACATTATAATTTGATCCACTATCTGCACTCATATTAAATTGTAAATCTGCTTGATCAGCAGATGGATGCATATTATTAAATGTAAATACGTACTCTTTGTAAGTGTTATCTAAAACTACTGAACTAGAACCATCAACAAAACTTAATGTACTAGAACTAGAAGCTGTTAACTTTTTAATAAATGTCATAGACCCACCTGCAGCTCCCGTCTCGAATCCGTTCGCACTGCTATTAAATTTTAATGCTTGATTAGCAGCAGGTGTAACATTTATACTATTAAACTTTAATTTGTTAAGCGCCATTAGCTATCCTTTATCCCATAGAGTTTTATCGTACCAGCATCTATGTTGCCTGATGACATTTTGAATTGAATTGCATCTACAGCACTTGTGGTATTGCCATATCCAGCCACAAGACAATCTGATTGGTAATTACCATTATACATTCCATTTCCTCTTGAAATAAATTGTTTTACGAATGTCGTTGATGAGGGGCTAAAAAGTAATAAAGAACCATTTGCATTACTATCATTGTCATTACCAATAGCATCACTAATATATTGAAATCCTGTTCCTTGTGCTAAGTCATCATCACCATCATAATTTAATCCACCAGAACCAGCTTCACTATGGTCGGCTTGAATAAAAGTGCTAGTTTTTGCAACATTATAATTACTTCCACTATCTGTACTCATGTTAAAACTAAATTGTGCATTTGATGTTGCTGGGTGGCAGTTAATCCAAACAAACCTGTAAATAGGATATGTGTTATCCAACACTACATCTGAACTTCCATCTACAAAAGATAAGGTTGCACTACTACTGGCAGTTAGAGTTTTAATTAAAGTCATAGCACTAGAATCAATAGTTGAAAAACCATTAGCACTAGCGTTAAATCCTAAACCTTTACTTGCAGCTGATGTTACATCAAAACTATTAAAATTAAATTTTGTAAGTGCCATTATGTAACTCCATATAATTTTATTGTTCCAGCATCTATATTACCAGAACTCATTGAAAACTGAACTCCATCTATCGCAGCTGTTACATTACAATATCCTGCTACATACATATCAGCACTTATATCATTTTGACTATAAGTATTTCCCCTACACATAAAATGTTTAACAAAAGTAGTATTACTTGGATCAAATAAATGTAAAAAGCCACTAAAACTTTCATCATTTTGATTACCAATTGTACCACTTAATTTTAACACACCAGTTGATTGTGCTAAATCTAAACTAGTAAGATAAGAAAGATCTGTGCTACTTCCAGCTTCATTTTGATAAGCATAAAAATTTGTTGTAGTTTTAGTTGCATCAAAACTAGATCCACCATCTCTAAAATTTATTTGAAAATGTACACTATCTGTACCTGGGTGTATATCTATAAATTTAAATATATACTCTTTATAGGTAGAATCTATTCCACTTGTAATATCTATTGTAGACGAACTTGATGCAGTTGATGTAGATATTAATACCATACTACCACCAACATCTCCTGCCTCTATTCCATTATTATTAGAATTAAAAACAACTGTTTTACTAGCTGTTGGTGTTAAGTTTAGACTATTAAAGTTAACCTTAGAGAGTGCCATCTGGTGCTCCTATTTCGTTACACCATAACAAGTTATTGTGCTTCCAACACTTATATCTCCTGAAGAGAAATAAAATCTAATACCATCATTTGCTTCAGCGTTAAGTCTTTGACCACCACCAATACCAATAGATGGGTCTCCATCATTTCTATTAAGATTCCACATGGCAACTGATTTTACTGATGAATTTGTTGGGTTGAATAAATAAAGACTTCCTTGAACTGCGTTAGCAAAAGAATTATCTGTTGCACTAATTAATATCATTTTATCACTACCATTACTTGAAGTTCCACTACCAGAATCACTTATATAAGCATATCCATAAGTTGAACTACTATCAATAAATGAATCACTAACTGATAATCGTAATCTCAGTGTTGTATTATCAGTTTGTGGACTTGCTAATATAGTAAAAAAATAAGCATCATAAGTTGATGTTATAATTGAACTTGTAAAATCTATTGATGAGGCTGTACTAGTTAATGTTGTGCTTGATAATTTAGTCAATCCAGGTGCAGATTTTATTAAACTATAATCAATTCTTTTTAATGTCCCTGCATCTGATATTAATAATTCGTCTGTATCATCAGGAGTAGATGCTAACGCATCCTTACCAGATATTAAATCATTACCAACCATAGCAGCTGTAATACTATTAGTTGCAGGTGTTACAGTTTGTAATGCTCTACCTAGAAATACACAATACATCGTATCTGTCGAAGCCGTAGCCTCAGATAGTGTCAACGTAGTTCCTGATGCAGTATATGCTTTACCGGATCCAGGTTGCTGTCTTACGTTATTAACAAATAATGCTATCTCATTCTCATTTGTTACTGCATGATCTAGAGTGTAGGAGGTAGTTGCACTCGTAGAAAACTCTTGAGTAGCAAATGAAGTAAACGACTCTGCCGGCTGATTCCCAATAAAAGCCATCTTACGTTATCTCCATTACTGACAGTGTGCCTGATAATTTATCGGCTACAGAACAATCAACTCGTATAACATCCCCAGCCTCTAGCACAACTTTACCACCTGATAATAATTCAAGCGAACTACCTGTAGGTATGGTGACATCTTTAATTAAGAATGATGTACCATTTGAGGCGTTATTTGCACCAGCACGGTTTGATGTCGTACTAACAAGTTCTACTTCTGCAGTTACCGCAGTTGTATTTATGTTAGCCAATATCAGTCCAAGCACAACTGTAGTCGTGCTCGACGCCACCGTATACATTGTAAAAGGTGTACCTGCTGAGTTTGGTTCCGCAGCAAAATTAATCACTTTGAAAGTATTTGCCATCTATATCCTCCTAATTCCTTATATACTAGCCAAGGGCAATTGCAAGAGCAGTAGGATCATCCGTACTAAATCCTGCACTCGACAAGTATGTTTTAACATCTGTTAACGCCACTTGTTTCATGGTGCCGGCGTCATTTGTTACAAGTCTATCAGCATCTACTAAAGTTGTAGAACTAGCTGATGTGTCACCATCCATTATATTTAATTCCGTTGCTGTAGAAGTCACACCATCTAAAATGTTAAGTTCTGCAGCTGTAGATGTAACACCATCTAAAATGTTTAATTCATCTGTCGTAACTGTTGCACCATCTAATATTTCTAATTCTGCTTCTGATATACCTGCAGATCCAATAGTTACTGTTCCTGCAAAAGTTACATTAGCGCCACTAAATGTCATAGCTGTAGTGCTACCAGATTTAATAATTAAATTACCTGATGAATTAGTTAAAGCACCATATTGAGTTCCAGCGTCTTTTAATAATACATCTGCACCATCAGCATCTAATATAACATCCCCTTCTGCATCTAGTGTAATATCACCTGAAGATAAAGAATCTATCTCTGCTATTTTAGGAGTAGTTAAAGTTTTGTTAGTTAATGTAGCAGTTGAAGCTGTTGATACTAATCTAGCATCACCACCAGTGCTAGGTAGTGTTAAAACATTGTTAGCACTTTCTGAGTGTGGTGCAGCTACTATTTGCTGACCATGAGAATTATTTTCACAATTAAGCTGAAGAGTACCTTGATTAGTATTACCTTTAATGGTTACATGACCTGTTCCATTTGGTGCTAATTCTAAATCTGCATTAGATGTAGTAACAATATCTTGACCATTCATATCAAGATCACCACCTAATTGAGGTGTACTATCTTCTACAACATTTGATATTGCACCTGATGTAGCAAGTCCTGACACTACTGCTGATCTTGCAATTTTTTTAAGACCACCACCTGAAGTATCTATTGCTAAAAATACATCATCATTAGCAACTGTAGATATCTCTGATAATGAGCTTACTGCCACAGAATTAAAATTTGTGCCATCTGCAATTAATAGATTACCTGCAGTATTTGTACCCATCGTGATATCATCACCAGCAACAGTAAGATCTCCTGTGATACTTAAATTTCTAAATCCAGATATGTCTTTATTTGAGTCTACTATGACTGCTAAAGATGCAGACACAGTTCCTGCAGTAATACCATCTAGTAAATTTAATTCTGCTGCAGTTGAGGTAACTCCATCTAAGATATTAAGCTCTGCTGCAGTTGAAGTAACTCCATCTAAAATGTTTAACTCTGCTGCAGTTGACGTAACACCATCTAAAATATTTAATTCTGCTGCTGTTGAAGTGACAGCTGTGCTGCCTAAAGTCAAACCACCCTCAGGTATGACTACACTACTACCTGATAAAGCTGTAAAAGTATTTGCTGTAAATCTAAAATCATCTGCACCAGCTATTGCAATATCTATCTGGTCATCTGTGTCTGCTGTAATAGTTGTATCAGCATCAGCATCAAGTGTTAATGCTCCACCATCTAAGTCTGTTGCTCCGCTAAAATTTGTATCAACAATATTTGTGCCATCAGAAAAAAGTAATTTTGTGCTTTTATCAGATGCACCAAAAGTTACACCAGATCCTGATGCAGTTTTAAATTGAACAGTAAAAGAACCTGTAGTTCCATTCACTACAATATAAACTTTTTCAATAGAATCTGGAACAGTTACAACTTGATTACCTGTAATAGTTCCTGTTAATTTTATAACAGCATGCCTTGCAACAGATGTAGACTCTGTTGTATCACCATCTGTAATTGTTAATGTTGTCGTTTGTGCACCACCGGCAATGGATTTTTCTACATAACCAGCAATTGCTTTTTCTACTATTTGTAAGTTGGTATTAGTTTTTGTACCCCATGTACCGGCATTTTCGCCGGTTGCCATTAGTTCTATACCTAGATCTGAAAATGTTGATGCCATAATTTAATCCTTAAGGTGTTGGTGAGTTGACTGGGATTCTGACTGTGCCATCTGTATAGTCATCTCTTCGTCTTCTACCTATTTGTTCTCCTCCAAATCTTTGTACCTCTCTTTGATATTTTTGTTCATAAAGTTGTAGCATGTCTGCTGGTCCTTTTAAAAAACCATAAGTTTCTGCTAGACAACAATATAGCAGACCATTTGGAAAATTCATACTAATATAATTAGTGCCATCACCCTCTAGTAATGCTGGCGCTGCATTGTAATGAATTTTGTATGCAAATGTTGCACTTGGTGTTGGTGATACAATAATAGATCCAGAGTTTGATGAGCTTTCTCCAGTTGCTCCTGTATCTAACATTGCATAATATTTTGGTGTTCCAGTAGATGTAGTTGCTGAAATATATTCTTCTAAAAATGTAATATCTCTTTTTTCTAAATAAGTATTAGCACCTGTAAACGTAGATCCAGTTGCAGTATAAACTTGGACTGCCCTAATAAATACAGCTCCTGCTGGAACAGTTACATTATTTGTTCCAGATGTAAAATTACCTGTAGCTGTCTTTCTATCTGCATCAATAGGCACATCTCTAAAAATTCTGTATTGTGCATTTAAAATTATATTTTCTAATACACTATCTGATAAAACAGTTGAACTAACTTCTGTATAACTTCTAATTTGTGTTTTTAATCCTGATGCACTTAATCCTGCCATTATGCCGATAGACTAACTGGTCCTGCAGACACAGTTGGTCCTCCTCCTTTTTCTGTTACACTTGGAGTTGATCCTAAACTAAAAGTGTATTTATCTGTTGTTGTAACTGTTATACTAAATCCTGAAGCATTTTCAAATGTAGATGCAGATACCCCACCAGGGCTTCCTCTAACATTTCTAAATCTTACAGTATCACTTGAACTTCTTCCGTGATTTATTTCTGTAACTGTAATTGTTTGAGAACTTGCAGTAATAGAAAAAGGATTATTGCCTAATAGAGCGGCAACTTCATTTTCTGTTCTTGCAGGTCTTGCATCTCTTAAACCTTGTGAGTCACCTGATCTTGATTTTAATTCTAATTGTGGATGTTTTTCTTCATATTCAGATTTGTGAACAAAATGACCATTCCATTCTTTTACCATTTCATTATACGGAAACTCCATACCTGATCTATCTGATATTGCTTTTGCGTATTTTCCTCTTGTAAATGCCATTATGCTCCTGGGTAATAAGTTTTAGGTGTTATTATTGTACTAGAAGAAGATCCATCTTCGGCTAGTGCTCTACCTAATTCATCTTCATAATATAATTTCATAGCTTGCACTCTATCTGGTGCATATTTTTGTGCTAAATAAAAAGCTAAACCAGATACCATACAAGGTACAAATCTATATGGTACATCTGTTGCGTCTGTGTAAGTTGAATCTACATCTTGTATTCTTTTTACAAAAAAGATGTGCATGTCTTTTGATGCAGCTGTAGAATCTGGACAAGGATAAACAGTCACTGTTGTTTTATCTATAAATCTTTGAACAAAATATTGTGATGGAGTTCCCTTAGTTAATTTTCCAGATAAACTAGAATATGTTGATCTATCAATTTTTGTCATAGCTGCATCTGATTGGGTAGTTTGAGTTCTGTTTTGTCTAAACGTAGCCTCTAATATATCTGCAACACCAAAAGTACTAGTGCCACTTGTTCCACCAACTGTTACAGAAGATGTCCCATCAGCACTAGATCTAAAAAAAGTATACTCTGCCTGACCTTCAATAAGATCAATATTTGTATCTCCTACTTCCCAATAGTGCAAACCTCTATTGCCCCATTCTTGAAAAAGAATGTTAAGAGATCTTCTCGCTGATCTTAATTGATATCCAGAAGTTACTTGTGAACCGATACGTTCATATGCTTCTGCTATTAGATCATCAACAGCAAAAGTTTTGTCAAAAGTAACTGTGCCGGAAGTTGTGTTGGCCATTCGTTACTCCTAATAAATTTTTTGAAATTCTGCTATAACCGTATACATGTTACCATCATCAGCACCACCGGGTACAACAAAATTAACATCACTTTGGTTACTGTTAGAAGACTTATCTGCTGGTATTCCACCAAATTCTCTAAAGTCCCAATATCCTGCGCCTGTTAATCCAATGATAGGAATATCTCCATCAGAGTCTTCTTCATCTAGTCTTGCAAAAGAGTCTCCTCCGTCGCCACCTTGACATGAATACCAAACTCTAAGTAGTCCTAAATGA